ATCTTGCATTCAAGCCAGGGCCTGCCTATTGTGAGGCAGTTGGTGCACACCACCTGGTCAAACACAGGCTGGCCTTCCCTCTGTGTCTTGCAGCCAATCCTGTAGATGCCCCTCTCCTTCTCCTCTTCCGTCTGGTTGATGGTCACAAGTTTGGTGACATGGGCCAGTTTCCTGATGTCCTCTGCAAGGTTCTTCTCAGAGGCATCCTTGGCACCATCCACTGTCTCCCTGTTGGACTGGGATGCTGTGGCAATCACACACTTCCTCTCCATGGCAAGCCCCCTGAGACCTGCCCAGGTCCTGTTGAGCCTGTCCCTCTCTGATTCTCCCCTGCCATGGTCCATGATGTCAGCATAGTCCACACAGATGAGCATGGGTACAAAGTTGCTGTACACTTCCAGTTTCTTCAGTTCATTCCTGAGGCCTGCAACAGAGAGTGAGTAGGTTGGGAAGGACATCAACTCAAGCCTGCCTCCCCTTGCAGTCCTCCTGAGTGACTTCTGCATCTTCTCAATTGCACCATCAGCCAGTTCAACCCTGTCAGTGGGTTTTACCTTGTCCTCAATCTTGAAGCCATTGCCATCCTCAATGAACACTGGCCAGGGTGCATCCTCACCATACCTGGATGTGCCTGTGAGCATCTGCCAGAACCTTCTCAGCATCTGTGGCTCAGGCATCTCAAGGGACACAAAGAGCACACAGAGCCCCTGCAGGGCTGCAATCATGGCCATGGCCATCAGCCACCATGTCTTGCCCCTCTTTGGGGGTGCAACAAATGCAATGAAGTCCTCAAGTATTATTGAGCCAATCACCCTGCCAAGGTATGAGGGGAAGGAGAAGAGGGACTCACCCTGTGAGGTGAAGGCCTCCCTGATTTTGACTGCATCCCTGAAGATGTCCACTGCACTGCTCTTCACAACCTCTGGCCTGGTGAAGTCTGCCACATGCCTGTATCCACCATCAATGTCATCAGCGGCAATGTCCCTGTCAAGTTGGTCCCTGAGCAGGACCATGGCCCTGGTCTGGAAGTACCTGACAGCCATCTTCTCTGCATACCCCAGATTGGATGGGAGCCACTCATCTGAGGCCCTTGACAGGAATGCATGCACCATGGTCCTGTCAGCATCCTGGAGTTCATGTATCCTCTGGGCATAGACATCCCCAATGGCAGTGCCTGGGGCCACACCACATGCATCATAGAAGTCCCACACCCACTGTGCAACAGCCTTGCCCATGGTGGACTCAAAGAGGGATGGGCTGCCCACATTCCTGCATGCAGCAAGCAGTTGTGTGCTCATGATTAGGTTGGAGAGCACCTTCCTCTCCATTGATATGTCAATCTTTTCCCTGTTCAGCATCTGTCTATCCTATTAGGTGCAGCCATGGTCATCCTGCAGCCCTCTTCAATCCTCTCCTCTCCAGCAGTTCTGTGAGGAGGTCAATGTCTGCAGCCTCCTTGCCATCCAGGACACCATCCAGCATCTTGGCCCTGTCATCCAGGACCTCAACTGCATCCATGTCCACAGTGCCAGGGGCCACCAGGTAGTAGGATGTGACAGAGTTGTGCTGTCCAGACCTGTGGAGCCTGTCCTCTGCCTGCCTGTGGTAGTTGGGTGTGTGGCTGAACTCTGCAAAGGCCACATCAGAGCACACCTCCTGGAATCCATCAATGCCCACACCTCCACTCTGGATGTTGGCCACCATCACCCTGCATGCAGGGTCACTGATGAACCTCTGCCTCATGGATTCCCTCTCCTGGTTGGACATGCCACCATAAATCTTGGCAGGGCTGTAGTCCTTCAGGGCCATGTAGATGAGGTCCACCACATCCCTGTGCCAGGCGAACAGCAGCAACTTCCTGCCAGATTCAAGGAAGTCCAGCACCCACTGCATGAGTGCAGGCTCCTTCAGGGCATAGGCAGTCCTCAGCAGGCCTGCAACCCTCTCCCTCATCTCCTTGTCTGAGACTCCCTGGTCATTGAAGGCCTGGGCCTCCTGCCTCCTGTACTCGTTCATGGCCTCCACATCAACCTCAAGGGGCACCACCTCCATCACCTTTGGGGGAAGGTCCTTCATCACCTGGTCCTTGGTCCTCCTGAGCATGCAGGAGACCAGGAGGGCATGGAGTTCCTCCACATGGGATGCACCATTGTAGGTCATGGAGAACCCATTATGCTTGGGCTGGCAGTACCTGTTGAGGTACCTGTAGTAGTTGCCAAACTTCTCTGGCTCCATTATGTTGAGCAGGCTCCAGAACTGGGCAGGCTTGGACATGGCAGGTGTGCCACTCATACCAATCACATGGGGGATTGACTTGGAGAGCCTGATGAAGGACCTGGCCCTCTGGCTCTTGGGGTTGCCTATGGCCTGCACCTCATCACCAATGAGCAGCCTGAACCCCATCTTCCCCAGCCTCTCCTCCCAGTCAGACAGGATGTCCCAGTTGATTATGTAGGAGACACCCTTCTCCAGCAGGTAGGGTGTCCTGCCACTCAGCACACCCACCCTGGGGTGCATGCCAGGAACAGAGCCCACCCACCTGTAGTAGGCACTCATCCACTGCAACTTGGTTGGGGCATTCACAACTATGAGTGCAGGGTCCGCCTTGGCATAGACCATCCATGCAAGGCTCTGCACAGTCTTGCCTGTCCCCATGTCATCGCCCAGTGCAACCCTGCCATGCCTGATGGCAGCAAACTTGATGAAGTCAACCTGGTAGGGCCTGAGTCCTGGGATGAGGGTGCCATCTGGGTCAAGTTCCATGGCCTCAATCCTCTTCCTCTGCTCCTCTGCAGGGTCCACCTTTGGGAGGTCTGACTCCTTCTTCACTGCAGGTGCAGCAGGGGCAGGGAATCCTGCCATGGACAGCCACTGCAGCAGGTCTGGCTTTGCAGGGACCTCCCACCTCTTGGTGGCTGCATTGTACTTCCTGCTTGGGAGTGCCCTGACAGCCTCAAGAATCTGACCCCATGCATCAGAGCCCTTCTGTGCATACCATGTGATGGAGACAACCTTGCCAGATGGCTTCATGTCAGCCACATACTTCACACCAGGCAGGGGCTTCAACTCTGGGAGCCCTGGCTTCATGATGATTCCCATCTACCAGGCCTCCCTTGGGATGGTCACACCCCTCTCAACCTTCAGCCACCTGATGAATGATGCCCAGGCAGCGGAGTCTGGGTGGATGAACCTCACAGGCATGCACCTGTTGCCAGATGCCTCGGCCCAGGCCTTTGCAAGCCCTGCCATGGCAGCCAGTGTGTGCACCCTGCACCTGTTCTGTGGGACTCCCATGAGCACATCCCTGTTGGCCCTGTACCACTGGCAGAACTTCAGGACACCTTCCCAGTAGGCCTGCCTGCCACCGATTCCCAGGGAGGACAGGAGGGTGGATGCAGCCTTGATGTCCCCTGCAATCACCCTGACATTCCCAGGGATGGCTGCTGCCATTCCCCTGGCTGCCATCATCTCCCCATACACCTCAATGAATGGGGAGTATGCACAGCAGTTCCTCTTCAGTGTGTGCAGGAAGTCAAGCAGCGAGACCTTCTGGAGCCTGCCATTCCTCAGGGGTGGCCACCAGTAGCCACCTGCAGACTCCCTCATCTTCCCGATGTAGTTGCAGCACTCAATGACAGCACTGATGGCTGCCTCTGTGCAGCCCATGCCCTCCCTGATGACACCAGGGATGCCCCACCTGTTCTGCACTTTCTTCATCCAGGCCTGGTCCCAGTTCTGGTCCATTGCCATGAACAAGCCACTGGAGAGCCTGGACAGTTGCAGGCAGGTCTGCTGCCACACACCGGAGCCCTGCCTTGTCTGTGTGAAGAGCCATGGGAATGCCTCAATGGCACCCCTGAGCCTCTCCTGGTCAACCCCTGCACATGTAGGGATGAGCCCCACACCCTCAAATCCAGCCTTCCTGGGGGCCTCCTGGGCCCTTTTCTGTTCCAGGGGTACTTCCACTGGGCCAGGCACAGTTACAGACTCCTGGGTGCCTCCCTGTGACACAGGGAAGGCCTCTGCAAGTACATCCACTGGCATGAGCCTCACCTCCATGGCCAGCCCGTCCTTGACAGAGACATGGACACTGTACCCTGCAGGCACTGTCCTGGACATCTCCTCCCTGATGGTGCCTGCCATGCCACTGAGCCACTCACCTGCCTGCATGGGATGCCTCCCAGTCCCTCAGGACCCTCTGCTGGGCAGCCTGGCTCTCTGGACAGGCCCTCCTGAATATCTGCCTCCACTGGGCAGGGCTCATGTCATCCATCTCCATGAAGCCTGCAGGGGCAGGCTCCTGGCCCCTCCCCCTGTAGCAGGGGTCAAACCACACCCTGGAGGGCTTCCAGCCCCTTCCCTGCATCTCCCTGATGACCCTGGCATGGTACCATGCCAGGCACCCCCAGGGCAGGTTGTATGCCCAGGAGCCTGCATGCCTGGGTGCCTTCCAGGGCCCAGACCTCATCAGGCAGATGTCCCTGTGGAGGGCACAGAGCAGGCTCCCTGGGAGTACCTGCAGCAGTTCTGGTTGCCAAAGTCTCATCTTGAATCTCCTTGCAGTGTTTCTCCTGCAGTAATAGGCTGCACAGGGGCCATCCTCCAGGTGGGGATGTTAGCCACCCATGTCAGGAGGATTCCTTCATTCAGGAGGATATATTGTAGGCTCTTACATGAAGACATTGTGGCCATGTTTTCCCTCAAAAAACGTTAGCCCCCCTCGCCAGTTGCGTATTACTAATACAAATTACACGGGGGGCTAACGCAAAATGCTGTTTTTTGCCTGATTTGGGCATTTTTGGCATTTTTCAGGGGAACAGTTCCCTGTGCTTGCACCTGAACACCCTGTCAGCCCCTGTGAGTGCCCTCCCAGAGGCCATCCTGGCCTGTATCCTGGCAGCCCTCTCAAGGTTGCCCTGCATGGCTGCATCGGCCTGCATCCCCTCCTGCAGTTCCCTCCTCTCCCTGCCTGTGTAGGGGATGAGGATGGGCTCCCCGTTGTTCATGGCCAGCAGGGCCCTGTCAGAGGAGAGCATCCTCTCAATGGCCCTGAGTGCAGATGGCTTCAGGGCACCCTCCTGGGAGAGTTCCCTCCTGAGCATCCCCCTCTGCTCCATCCTGGAGCCAAGGCCACCAATGCCCCTGGCCACAAGCCTCATGCAGACAGCCCTCCTGAGGGCCCTGTTTGTGCAGGTCCTCCTCCCCAGGCTGTTCCCCAGGGAGTCCTCCAGGAGCCTCATGCCCATCCTGTTGATGGACCTGTCCTGCACAGTGCTCACAGACATGAGTGCCCCATGGCACATGGACTCCACTGCATCAGATGCCCTGTCCAGCAGGTCAACTGGGCATGTGGACCACTCCTTCAGCATGTGCATGGCAGTGAGCCTTGCAGCATTTGGGTGTAGCCTGAGCCCAGATGTGTGGATGGCCATGGCAGCATTCCATGTGATGACCCTGGACAGGTGCCTGAGGGATATGGGGCCAAACCTTGCCCTGAACATGGAGCCAGAGGCCCCCTTCTTCACTGCAATCCTGAACCACAGTGTCCTGCCCTCATGCTCATACCCCACCATCCTGGACCACTCCATGTTGGTGGTGGGAATCCTGGGGAGCCCAGAGGATGAAAAAAGGCCGGAGGGGTCCTCCCCCTCCATGCCTGCATATTCAGTCCTGGCCATTGCCTCAATCCTGCAGATTGCCTCCTCCCAGGTGTCCCTTGTCACATTATGCCTTGACAGTGCCATGCTAAAAACAGCCTCCTCCGACTTGTTGGGGTGTACCCCAGCGGCATGCCAAGCCAGAGGGGCTCCCCACAATATAGCTCCCTGCAGGGCCATCTGTCAAGAAGGCCTGCCACTGACCTCTGTCATCCTGTAGATGCCCTCCATGCCATTGGACATGGCCCAGAGGACCAGGTCCTGGTAGGTCATGACCCCCAGGGGCTCATAGTCCTCCATGCCATCCAGCATGGCCTCCACATAGAAGGAGGCAGGCTCCTCAGCCATTGCCACCTCCCAGGTACTCCCCTATCTCCTCCAGTTCCTCCTTGAGGTTCTCCTCCACTGTCCTGCCAAACTTCAGGAGGATGTCCCTGTTGTCCTCTGCAAACTTCCTGGCCACTGCTGCATCCTGGGTGTACCTGTACTCCATGTTCCCAGTGCTGGAGTCTGCAGGCATGCAGACAAGCCCCTGGTTCTCCATGGCCACCCCAATCATGCTGTCCAGTTTCTTCTGGATGGTCTCCCACCTGAGGGAGGCACTGAACTTGATGCCAGAGAGGCAGGTGTTCTTCTGCCATCCAGTGAGCCCAGGGGTCTTTTCAGGGAAGTGCCTCACCTCAACCCTGAGGGAGGTGTTTGCAGAGGTGCCATTCCTCCTGTAGACCACATGTGCAGTGACCTCCACAAGGGCCTGCTTGATGCCACAGATGGCCCATTCCCTGCTGCACCCATTGAGCCTCACTGTCTCGTCATCATTCACTACATGGTACATCTCTGCATAGGTGCAGACCCTGCCCTGGTAGTGCTCCCTGATGTACCCATTGCACTTGTCGCAAATCTGGTTGATTTCCTGTTCTGTCATGCACCCTCCACTACAGCAGGATGGAACTCCCCGTCCAGCCCAATCTCCCCCTCAAGGCTGGCCCTGTACACCAGGAGCCTGGCATTGCTGCCAGAGAGGGTTCTCATGTCCCTCTCAGCCTTCCATCTTGCCAGGAACAGGTGCCTGCCAGGCATCCCATCATCCCTTGTGAATGTGACCATGTATACCTTGTCCACTGTCTGTTCTGCCTTCATGATGCACCCTCCCCTAGTCATACAGCCCATGCTTCTTGTTGTACTTGTAGGTGGATTCCCCTGTCCAGTCACCAAGGGGGCTGTCAGAGAGTTCCTTGAATGGGGTCCCATCTGGATTGGCTACAACCCAGCCATCACAGTAGTAGTCCCCAGTGTCATCCATCTGGATGAGTCCCTTCTTTTCCAGGTCCCCAAGGTATCCCTTTATCTGGTTCTCTGTGAGGCCTGCTGCACCCCATGGGATGTCAAACTCACAGCCTGTGTCCCCATAGATTGCATTGATGCAGGCATCATACACTGCCTTTTCATTGTCATTGAGATTGTTCATTGTGGTATCCTCTTGTTGTGTGGTTATGGTACAAAGATACATTCTGGAGGGGAGGGTGGAACTTACATTTTGCTTACATTTTGCTTACATGGGGGGGGAGGAAACTTACAAAAATGTAGGTTTTTGGGCACTTATTAACAAATATTTACATTTTATGGGGGTGCACACCTGCACAAAAGTGTCAAAAATCCAATTTTGTCATCTTTTTATGACACTGTCACAAAATCATGACACCCAAAAAATCCTTGTAAAAGTAAGCAAAAAATAAGTTATATTTAGGGCATGGCTACATCAGACACTACACCCAGCAGCAGACCCCAGCCCATCAGGAAGCCCAGGAAGAAGGCATTCCCCAAGGTCAAGGCTGTCTACAGGCTCCCACAGGGCCTCCAGGCAGAGGACATGTTCCCTGACTGGAAGGACATGGGGGCAACCCTCCCAGAGGTCTATTTTGCTGTAGAGTACCTCACCAATGGATTTGATGCTGTCCAGGCATTCTCCACAGTGTTCCCTGCAGGGACCAGGAGGAAGGCCACATGGGGCGGTGCAGCCTACCTGAGGAGGCCAACAGTGCAGGCCCTCCTCTCTGCATACACAGAGGCATGGCTCAGGGGCAGGATTGCCTACCTGGAGAAGGAAATCATGGACACCACTGTGGCCAGGGCCTTCTATGACCCCTCCATGTTCCTCAACCCTGATGGCTCCCCTGCATTTGACAGGTGGGAGGACATCCCTGCAGTGTACAGGAGGTGCATTGAGGGCATTGACGTCAAGTTCTGGGGCAAGGATGCCAACAGGCAGTCTATCACCTACACCCTGGCCAACAGGTCTGATTCCCTGAAGCAGTTGTCCCAGATTCTGTCACTCATCAAGGATGGCATGGCAGAGAGGAAGGGGGAGGCTTCCACCATGACACCTGACACAGAGATGCTGCTGTCCTCCATATTTGCACAGGGGAGGCAGGTGGACAGGAGGCCCCCTGCAGAGAGGAGGGCCGAACTTGCTGCACCTGTGGAAGTCCCTGTCCAGCAGGAGTCCACTGTCATCAGGGGGCTTGGCTGATGGCATTCTCCTGGACACCTGAACTGGTTGCAAGGGTGAGGGACTACCCCCACCTGATTGGGCACATGGTGGGCAAGAACAAACTGACTGCCATGCACTCTGACTGGTGCAAGATGATATGGGATGCCCCTGGTGGGGAGCACAGCAGCCTGATGGCACACAGGGGTGCCTACAAGACCACTGCCATCACAGAGGTGGGCATCATCTACTATCTCCTGTTTCACCCATCAGAGAGGATTGCCCTCATCAGGGAGAACTGGACAGAGGCAGCCAAGACACTTGAGACCATCAAGCACTACATGAAGGTGGATGCTGTGAAGAGCCTCTTTACCTACCTGCATGGCCACAGCCCTGACGAGGTCAGGAGCCCCTTTGGCTCTGTGACCTACTCCTTCAAGAGGAGCATCACCAAGGAGGGCTCCATAGATGCCTATGGCATCAACCAGGTCCCCACAGGCTCCCACTATGACAGGATTCTCTGTGATGACATCATCACCATCAAGGATAGGCTCTCCAGGGCACACAGGGAGATGGTGAAGCAGGGTGTGCTTGAAATCATGACCAACATCATTGACCCAGGCAAGTCTGTGCTCTTTGTGGGCACCCCCTGGCACCATGATGATGCCTGGTCCATGAGGAACGAGGAGAAGGAACTCATCATCCCAGAGGCCTGGAAGTTCAGGCCGGAGGACACACACATCCTCTCCCCTGAGGAACTTGCAAGGAAGAGGGCAACCACCACTGCCTCACTCTTTGCCATCAACTACAACCTGGACACCTCTGTGAAGGACGAGGGCCAGGTGTTTGACGAGCCCATCTATGGGGCATGGGACTGGACCATCAGGCCCACCAGGGTATTTGGCCACATGGATGCAGCCTGGGATGGATTATGCACCAATGCCCTCACTGTCATGGCACATAGGCCTGATGGCAGGATTCATGCATGGGGCAAGGTCTACCCTGGCACCTTCCAGGAGTGCAAGGTTGATGTGGCCAGGGTCTGCAGGGAGAGGAGGGTCAGGAACTTCTACATGGAGAAGAACCCTGACAAGGGCATGGCAGGTGGTGAACTCAGGAAGATTCCCCAGTTCCCTGCTGTCCACCTGTACTCTGAGTCAATGAACAAGGACATCAAGATTGTGTCATTCCTCAAGAAGTTCTGGCAGCAGATTATCTGGGACCCTGACACAGACCCTGACTACCTGGCACAGGTCATGGACTACAGGCCTGGGCAGGACCCCAGGGATGCACCTGACTCTGCTGCATCCCTGCTGAGGCAGGCAATTTACAAGGGAGGGGGACCCAGCGCCCTCTACACATAAGGAGTAAAACATGATTAAACTCTCATCGCTCTTTAGGCTGGATGGATGGAAGAACATCCTGTCTGGCATTGGGACAAACAAGGACAAGTCCACCATCACTGAGAATGTGGTGCCTGGGTTCCCCAGGCTCATTGACATCCAGTTGCAGGGGCTCTACTACTCTGATGGAAGGATACAGAATGTGGTGGACATTCCTGCAGAGAAGATGGTCCAGAATGGTTTTGAGGTGGAGGGGGATGATGGCACCCTCTACAAGGCCTATGATGACCTTGGAGGCCCTGCTGCATTTGCTGAGGCCCTCAAGTGGACCAGGATGCTGGGTGGTGCCATCATAGTGCTGGACATTGAGGGTGGTGGTGACTGGTCCCTCCCATGGTACCCTGGCAAGGGTGCTGGTAAGGTGAGGGGTCTCAGAGTCTACCCCAGGAGCAGGGTGGAACTTGGCCTCATGGAGACTGTCTCCATGCCTGAGTCCATGTACTTTGAGAACTATGAGAGGTATGTCATCAGGAATGCCAGTGGCACCACCTTCACAGTCCATGCCTCCAGGTGCCTCATCTTCAAGAGCACAACCAGGGTGGACATGGAGTTCCCTGGCTGGCTTGACTATGAGAGGTTCTGGGGCCTGTCTGCCATCTACAAGGGACTGGAGGATGCCCACAACTTTGGCCTCACTGCAAAGGGCACCACCCACCTGACCCAGGAATGCTCCATTGGCAAGTACAGGCTCACCAACCTTGAGCAGTTGGTGGCAGAGGGTGACTGGAAGTCCATTGACAACAGGATGGAGGCCATTGACATGCAGAAGAGCATCATCAATGGTGTCATGCTGGGTGAGGGTGAGGAGTACACCAGGGAGAACTTCTCCTTTGCAGGGCTCCCTGAGATATGGGACAGGCAGATGATGGCTGTCTCTGGTTCCTACAGGATACCTGTCACCCTGCTCTTCGGCAGGTCTGCAGCAGGCATGAATGCAACAGGGGAGGGTGATGATGATAACTTCAACTCCTACATCCAGGGCCTCCAGAAGGTCCAGTTGCTGCCTCCCCTGCTCCAGTTCATGACCATCCTGAATGTCCAGTTGAAGGTGGTGGATGTGTCAGATGGCAGCAAGTTGACCATTGACTTCATGCCACTCTCCAATAGGGACCAGTTGAAGGATGCACAGGTCAAGGAGACCATCTCCAGGGCTGACAGGAACTATGTGGAATCTGGAATCCTGAGCCCTGATGACATCATCAGGAACAGGTTCCTGGGTGGCTACAACACGGAGACATCTGTGGATGAGTCTGCACTTGCTGACCTTGGTGAAGGCAGCCAGGAGGAATAGTGGACCCCACTAGGCAGTTCATCACCAGGCTCTCCCAGGCAGGGGGCATGACCAGGCCCAAGTTGAGGAGGCTGAAGGCCAGGAGGTGGAAGTATCCACTCTCCCTTGAGAGGCAGTACACAGCCTCCATCTCCAGGTACCTCTCCAGGCAGTGGAAGGAGTATGCAGCCATGGCCACCAGGATGATGGTGCCCAGGGCTGATGCTGTTGAGGACCTGTCCCCACTGCCTGGCACAACAGGGCCTGCCCTTGGTGCCATCATGAACATTGCCTCCTCCCTTGATGAGTTCAACAGGAAGGAGATGGAGGCCTTCAGGAAGATTGCTGTGGGTGAGGCCTTCCAGGAGGATGAGCCCTGGGTGAAATCCGTGATTGACACCTGGTCCAGGGAGCAGGTCAGCCTCATCACCAAGGCATCCCAGGACATGAGGGATGCTGTGGCCAGGAGGGTCAGGGATGGTGTCAAGAGGGGGCTCACTGGCAGGGACATTGAGAAGACAGTGATGCAGGAGATGCCAGGCATCTCGTTCAGGAGGGCCAGGGTCATTGCAAGGGACCAGGCCTCCAAGTTGAATGCATCCCTCACACAGGGCAGGATGGCTGATGCTGGCCTCTCCACCTACATCTGGGACACTGCCCAGGACGAGAGGGTGAGGGGCAACCCTGGTGGCAAATACTCCAGGGCCATCCCCAGCCACTGGGAGATGCAGGGCAAGATTTGCAGGTGGGATGACCCCACTGTATGCCTTGATGACAATGGGGAGTGGGTCAAGAGGCCTGCCAATGCCCCATACTTCCACCCAGGCATGGCCATCATGTGCAGGTGTGTGGCACTCCCCAACTGGCAGGAACTGGAGGGTGTCAAGGATTCAGGGCTCCCTGCTGTTGAGCCAGTAGCCATGCCAGCAGCAGTGGAGCCTGCACCTGTGGTGGCAGATGATGCTGCCAGGGTCAGGGAGACAGTACAGAAAATCACAGACACCCTTGTGAAGAAGAAACTGCTCCAGGCACAGTTCTCTGTAGAGTATGCACAGGACCTGGCCCAGTACCTGAACAGGCTCCCTGAGGGCTGGAGGGCTGCATGGATGGAGACAGCATCCACAACGAAGTTGAGGCCCAACAGGTCTGCAGGCAGGTCATTCTTTGACCCAGAGACAGGGGACATCTCCCTCACCTCTGCCAGGTACACCACCATTGTCCATGAGATGGGCCATGCAACCATGGCCAGGCTCTCCGACCCTGCATGGCTGGAGAGGATGTATGCAGGCCTTGAGGCCAAGGGTGGCATCTATGCCAGGTATGCAGATAGGTTCAGGCAACTGAATGGCTCCAACTTCAGGGACAGGGCCATCCAGGTGAAACTGGGTGAGAAGATGAGGGAGGAATGGCTGGATGGCCTTGCCGAGAAGATGAGGGGCCTGACCACAGATGATAGGCTGGCACTCCTGGAGTCCATCCTCAGTGAGCATGGGGTTGAGTCCACCAGCATCATCAGGGCTGTTGTCAATGACTGGATGGGGCTGTCAGGCAGGCCATCCATCCTGCCCAGTCCAGGGCATTCTGGCAGCTACAGGCAGGGAATGGCAAATCTGGCACAGACCTCAGGGGCATTCAACATCCAGGAGTCCCTTGATGTTGCCCTGTCCACAGAGGCTGGTGCAGAACTGATGGAACTGGCAGCCACAGAGAATGGCCTGAAGTTCCTGCAGACATTCCTGCCCAACACACTGGAGTTCTTCAACAAGGAGATAATTGGACTATGACACTTGAAGACTACATGATGGAGATAGATGTGCAGGCCTGGATTGACGCCCATGGATACAGCACCATTGGTGTCTACCCCACAGGGGAGCCCTGGGCAGAGATGGATGGCACTGTCTATGGGTTTGACATCTCCCCAGATGAGTTCCTGCAGTTGTTGCAGGCCTCTGTGGACCAGGACCAGGACTTCATCAGCCCCCACAGGGTTGAGGAAGAGGTGGATGAGGACAGCCTCTCCATCCCTGTCATCTGACATTTTTGTCGGTTTTTCTGTGCCTCCTGGCACATTATTACAAGGTTTCGTATATTTTTCTTACATTTTTGTTATTTTCTACTTATTTTTTATTTATATTTAGGGTATGGCTAACCAATCAGCAAAGAATCTTGAGGCATCCCAGGCCAGGCATGACTGGTATGAGGATGCTATTGACTATGCCACAATGCCTGCAGAGAAGACTGCAGAAGGATTCCTGGTGGCAAGGGCCCCAGTCACTTCAATCGGTGTCTTCACCTACAGGAACCCTGATGGCACCCCCAGGAGGGAACTCAGGCTTCCTGAGGAAGTTTTTGACCCAGACTCCCTTGCATCCCTGAGGATGAAGCCCCTCACCCTCCTGCACCCTGATGAGGCAGTGACCCCTGAGAATGTGGGTGACCTGCAGGTGGGTACTGTTGGCAGTGATGTGACCACTGACTCCTACAGGGTGTATGTGTCCCTGAGTGCAACCAAGGCAGACGGCATTGCAGCAGTTGAGAATGGCACTGCAAGGTCCCTGTCCTGTGGATACAACTGTGACATTGAGTGGACCTCTGGCACCTGGATGGGCATGGACTATGACTGCATCCAGAGGAATATCAGGTACAACCATGTGGCCCTTGTGCCTGTCCCCAGGGCAGGTGATGGGAATGCCATCAGGATGGACTCCGCTGGCACCCCTGGTCTCCCCGACCTGAACAAGCATGACAACAAAACAAGTGAGGAAAAAATGAGTCTCAAGACCATTCACCTTGACGGGGCTGATTATCAGGCTGAGCCCCAGGTAATTGCAGCCTATGACAAGGCCTCTGCCAGGGCAGACAGCCTTGAGAAGGAACTCAACCAGGCCAGGGAAGATGGCAAGAAGGCCCTTGATGAGGCCCTTGCTGGCAAGTCTTCTGCTGAAGCCGAGAGGGACAGCTACAAGGAACGCCTTGATGCCATGGAGAAGGACATGCCCAGCAAGATTGATGCTGCTGTCAAGTCCAGGATCGCCCTCTGTGGCCAGGCCCAGAAGGCTGGCGTGGAAGTCAGGGATGACATGTCTGACATGGACATCAAGAAGGCTGTCATCCTCAAGAAGTTCCCCTCTGCCAACCTGGATGGCAAGGATGAATCCTACATCCAGAGCAGGTTTGACTGCTCCTGTGAACTCCTTGACTCTGATGCTGAAGCCCAGAGCAGGAGGGACGCTGCTGAAACTTCTCCCCACAACATGAACCAAACTGCCCAGGAAAAACTTGAAGCATCCAGGAAGGCCTACAATGCCAGAATGGATACTGCCTGGCAGGACAACCAAAACAAGTAAGGAGGCATAAATATGTCTGCATACGGAAATATGGATAAGGGCCTGCCTGGCGACTTGGTGGGCCTCACTGTGACTCACCAGATTGACTCCAGGATGGCCAAGGGTGCTGTGCCCTTTGGTGCTGTGGTGTTCGGCACTGGTGATGGTGAACAGGTTGAAGTGAATGGTGACTCTGCCATCCTCGGCATTGCTGCCAGGACTGCCCTGGACACCCCTGAATACAAGGACAAGGACACTGTCAATGTTGTCAGGACTGGCAAGGTGTTTGCAGAGGCTGGTGAAGCCATCTCTGCAGATGCTGAAGTCTCTGTCAATGGCAGCACTGGCAAGATTGTTGCCAAGACCTCTGCTGCTGCAGGTGCCAAGAGGACTGTGACCATCACTGTGGCCAATGCCTCTGCTGCCAGCAAGGTTGTCAGTGTGTTTGTTGGAGACAAGGGCATCCAGGTGAACACCACAGATGACCTCAAGTCCGCCAATGATGTGGCTGCTGCCATCAAGGCAGCCCTGGCAGAACTGGACATCCCGTTTGTTGCAACCGTGTCCTCTGCAGTTGTGACCCTCACTGCCAAGGCAAAGGGTGCCAGCTACAACAACATTGCTGTCACTGGCTCCACCACTGACACTACCCAGACTGTGACTGTGGCTGATGGCACCTCTGGTGCTGATGCCATCCTGAATCCTGGCTGGTTCGCCCGTTCCACCGCTGAACAGGCCGATGACCTCGTCATCGTTGACCTCGGCTAATCAAAGGAGAAAAGAATCATGAATCCGAACAACAATGAAATGAGACTGGATGCAGGTGAACAGGTCTTCTTTGATGAGCAACTTGCACTCATCAAGAGCAGGACCTATGATGTCCAGCACAAGGCCCTCAAGGCCCTGACCCTGCTCCCTGTGAGCACTGAACAGGACCCTGGTGCCACCCACATCATCTACAGGTCCTATGACAAGGTTGGCATGGCCAAAATCATTGCCGACTACGCCAATGACTTCCCCAGGGCAGACATCGGTGGTGTTGAACACTCCAGCCCTGTGAAGGACCTCGGTGTGTCCTATGGCTACTCTGTCAAGGAAATCAGGAGGGCCCAGAAGGCTGGTGTGGCACTTGATGCCAAGAGGGCTGAAGCCGCCCGCCGTGCCATTGACGAGAAGCAGGACACCATTGCCTGGAAGGGTGATGCCAAGTCTGGCCTGCCTGGCTTCTGGAACCATGAAGGCATCAGTGAGTATGTTGCTGCCATGAATGCTGGCAACACCTCCAGGGCATGGGCTGACAAGACTGCAGATGAAATTCTGGCAGACTTTGCTGGTCTCATCACCACTGCCCCCGAAAACACCAACGGCATTGAACAGCCTGACACTGTCATCCTCCCGTTGTCCCTGTACAACAAGTTGATGACCACTCCCTATGGCTCCAACAGGGACAAGACCCTCATGGGCTTCATCAGGGACAACTTCCCGCAAATCACCAGGATTGACTGGGTCTCCGACCTGTCCACTGCTGGTGCTGGTGGTGGTTCCAGGGTTGTGGCCTATGCCAGGGACCCGTTGAAGGTTGAAGTGCAGATTCCGCAGAGGTTTGAACAGATGCCTCCGCAGTTGACTGGCATGGTCTATGACATCAACTGCCTCCAGAGCACTGGTGGCACCCTGGTGTACTACCCCATGTCTGTGGTCTTCTGTGATGGCCTCTAGTTTTCTCCTGTGAGAAAGACCCCCAGCAGACGGGGATAAATAGTCTGCTTTACCTTTTACATGAGGGTGCATGGTCTTGCCCAGGCCCTGCACCCTTTTAAACAATGGGCACACCACATTATCTACAGGAGATAATACTATGCTGGTAAACTACAAGAAGGCAAACATCATCACCATTGAGAGGGGAGAAGGCAAGGCCAAACTCACCCTCAAGCCTGGCATCAACGTCATTGATGACGAGGCCTGGAAAGAAGCAGAGAGGAACCTGTCTGGCCACATCAAGGCAGGCCTGGTTGTCCCCATCTACAAGGTGGAGAAGCAGAAGGTCAAGGAAGAGGTCAAGGGCAAGGATGGCAAGGTGACCACCAAGGAGACAGAGAATGAAGTGAACCTCCCCTGTGGCCCTGATGACATCCCCAATGACAAGATTGACGAGGTTGTGGCAGAGATTGCATCCGAGGAAGAAGCTGACAAGTTTGTGGCTGCATCCTCCAAGGAATCTGTCAGGACCAAGGGCATGAACAGGAAGAACAAGATTGCCCAGGAACTCAAGGACAGGGAATCCAAGTAAAGGACTGAACCATGGCAGAGCCCCTCACCATCCAGCAGTACATCCAGGCAGTGGCTCCTGCACTCATGCAGGACCCTTCCCTTGCTGTCTACATTGAGATGGCAGAGGAGAGGACCAGCAGGCAGTTCTATGGCCCCAAGTACAACCAGGCAGTGGCCCTCATGGCTGCACACATTGCATTCAGGCTTGGTGCAGGCACAATGGGTGCTGGTTCTGGCAGTTCCGAGGGAGGCTCCACAGGTTCCATCTCATCCAAGAGGGAGGGTGACCTGGCTGTCTCCTATGGCTCTGGTGCAGTTACATCTGTGGCAGGCCTTGGGGACACGGACCTCTCCCAGTCCAGGTGGGGGCTCATGCTCATTGCCCTCAGGAAGGGCTGCAGGCCATTCATGGGTGTGATTGCAGGAGGCAGGTGATATGTCTGCTACCTTTGAGCACAGGGACCTTGGCAGGAAGGCCATAGAGAGGGAGGTCAGGCTCTCCAGGAAACTGGTGGCCCTTGTTGGCATCCCTGGTGATGCCCAGAGCCCACAGGATGCTGAAGGCAACCCTGCATCCATCAACATGGCATCCCTTGCCTACATCATGGAGAAGGGCAGCCCTGTGAACAATATCCCTGCAAGGCCCTTCATGGAGCAGACCAGGCAGAAGTCAATGAAGGAGGTCATGGGGCTCATGGCCAGGTTGCAGAAGGCCATCTCCAATGGCTCCCTCACTGCCATGGCTGCCATCAAGAGGCTTGGTGCAGCCTATGAGGAGGAGATGAAGGCCATCTTCACCACTGGGACCTTTGCACCCAACTCCCCCATCACCATAAATGGTGGCTGGATGAGGAACAGGGTCTCTGGCAAGGCCTTCAAGGTCAAGGGCAAGGGGAGCAGCAGGCCCCTGGTTGACACCACAAGGCTCAGGCAGTCCATCATCTTCAAGGTGGCCAAGGTATGAGCACTCTGTTTCCACACACAATAGCTGTATTGCACAGGACTGGGGCCAGGGTATCTGGCAAGTGGACAGAGTCCTCCACCGCCACCAACATCACAGGCTCTGTGCAGCCACTGAATGGCAAGGACCTCCAGTTCCTCCCTGAGGGCAGGAGGGACACAGGCCTGGTGAAGGTGTACAGCAACACTGCCCTGTCTGTGAGCATTGAGGGTACTGACACCCCAGGTGATGTGGTCATCTGGGCTGGCAAGAAGTGGGAGGTCGTCCAGGAGTTGGTATTTGCCAATGGGCTGATTGACCACTACAAGTACCTGGCTGCATACATAGGGGAGGCCACATGAGTGCAAAGACTGCAGAAGAACTGTGGAGTGCCCTCTATGGGTGGGCAAGTGGAGTGCTCACTGGTGTGGAAATCATCCAGAGCCATGAAAATGCACCCAGCCCCTCTGGCACCTATGTCTGCATTGACTACGCAGGCACATGGAGGATGGCAGGCACCTCTGCATCCAGGATGCTGAGTGGGGATGTCTCCAGGCCCAGCCCCAGGGTCTACACCTACAGGGGCACAGTGCAGGTCAGGGAAGTTGATGGGGATGGCGAGAATCTCATGCTCCTCCTTGAATCACTGGAGAACATTGATGTGCAGGAGGCATTAATGGAGGCAGGCATCTCTGTCCTCAGGACACAGGGCCCTGTGATGATGCCTGCACTGCAGCAGAGCGAATGGAGGAGGGAGTCCCTCCTGACACTTGAGATGTCCTGGGCCAGGGGATATGCTGGCACCCTGCTCACAATCAGGTCTGTGGATGTCCAGCAGGAGAATCACATGGGGACCATTGACAGCAACATGGACATTGTAATTGATGACTCCAGGGGCATTGTGGAGTCAGTGGAACCTGTAAACGAGTTTTCAGTCATAACAGAGGAGGCCTAAATGGCACTTAAAGACATCATCAATGTGAACATCACCAGGGAGACCACTTCTGTGGCTGTGGCTGCCT